TTTAATAGTACATCTATAATATTGTTTCTGTGGTCTTCCACATGACTGTTTATTACTTACTAATTCATCATAATATAAAAGTGCTTTATTATCGGAATATACCATAATATATACAGCTAATAATCCAACACTCAACCCTACAATAGGCGCTATAACAAATTCACTAAAAAAAGTATTACATTGATAATTTGTGCGATGAAAAGCATTTAATAAAAATAAAACAAATAACGACAATCCAAATGGGTAATTTATACTATTATTATAATTAAACATCGGAGCCAAAATATATGTAAAAGTAAATGATAAAAATACACCAGATAAACTTGGTTGTAAACTAGAGCCAAAATCTGGTAGCATAAAAACATTGCAAAAATGACTTTCTGTAGATGGACTACCTCCAAATAATATTTTGTACATTGGTCTTACAAATAAAATAGTTGCAAAAGCACCAAATAAAGCCCAACCTAAGTATATAACAACTTTTATATCCTGATTAATCAAAGATGCTAATATCATAAAAAATATTAAAAATATACTACTAAAAACAGAAAATAATTCAATTAAAGTATTTAAATTTAACTTAGTCTCCATATAATTTAAATATATATTATAAATTAAATATTTTATATTTTATATTTTCTCTCAAAAAATTAAATTTATAACTTAAACAAGAAAACAACTTAATGCATCATTAACATGATTTACATCTAAAAATTCAATATTTTCTAAAATTTTATTATTTTTATATTTTTCCATGAATAAATTAAAATCAAATAAGTTTTCAGTTGGAAATAAGAATTTCTTAATACCAGCATTTATTCCTCCTAATATTTTCAAATCCAAACCTCCAATAATTGTAACATTCCCTTGTAAATTAATTTCGCCAGTAATCGCAAAATCATTTCTTATTTTTTTTTCATTTAATAAACTATAAATTGCTATAGTAATGGCTGTACCTGCTGAAGGACCATCCTTTGGAACAGCACCTTCTGGACAATGTATATGTATTCCTTGATTCTTAGTTGCATCAAAGTATTTTATCAACCTTTCTTGAACTTCTCTTGGTGTTAAATTCCATGCCATAGTTTTTGAAACATTCATACTTTCCTTCATAACATCACCTTGCATACCAGTTAATTTTAACTCCATAAAAGTATTCGATGGAAAAAATGAAACTTGAATTGGAATAATACCACCTCTACCCATAGCATTAGCCCATAGACCATTTATTATTCCTACTTTCGGTTCATGATGTATAGTCATAATTTTTGCTTCACGTTTTTTCTTTAAAAATTTATTTTTGATTTCATCCTTAGAAACAAAATAAGGGAGTTCAATATCTTCATTTTCTAATTTTAAAATTTCTAAATTAATTTCTCCAACTATAATATTGATTAATTCCTTTAATTTTCTTACACCAGGTTCACATGTATATTTTTCAATAAGATAAGTTAATATTTCATCACTAAAAAATATATTATTCTCTTGACCAATATCTTTTAATATTTCAGGTATCATATAATCATTACAAATTACTAACTTATCTTCTAATGTTAAATTATCAAATTTAATTCTATGAATTCTATCTAATAATATACGGTCTATTAATTCAACATCATTATAAGAAAAAACAAAAAGAGCTCTTGATAAATCTAAATCTATATTTGAAAAATACTTATCTTGAAATTTATCATTTTGTGTTGGATCTACTAAATGAGTTAATATACTTATTATTTCACGTCCAGATTCCGTTCTACTTACTTTATCAATCTCATCTATAAAAATTATTGGATTCATGCATTTTGTCTCCATTAATATATCAACAATTCTACCCCATGTAGAACCAACATATGTATAATTATGACCTTCTAATGTGCTACCATTTGATGAACCACCTATTGCTATAAATGCAAATGGTCTTGAATTACCATCATCATCTTTTAAACAATTTGATAATCCATATTTTGCAAGACTAGTTTTTCCTACACCAGGTGGACCTTCAAAACCCAAACAATATCCCTTATTTTTTCCAGTAATCCATGAACCAATAATTCGTTCAATTTGTCTTTTTGCATCTTCATGACCAAAAGTAGATTTATCTAATTCTTTTCTTACATTTGATAAAAAATTATTTATTAATACATTATTTTTTTTTATTTCGTTGTAATCATTATACATTTTATTTTCTCTTTCAGTTAAAACATTTAATTTATTCAATAGTTTAACATAATCATATTTGTTATGTTTCAAATATACCTGAATCAAATTAATAATCTTATCTCTTAACATAACTTTATTTGCATTATGAGTACTTAAAAAATATAATACTTCATCTTCTTCATAATTAATATTTTCTTCATGAAGAATATTCTGTAATAAAAAAATGATATCATAGAATTCACTCTTTTTCATTTTATCTAATTTATCTCTAATTAAATTAATATAATCTTGTTGTGAATTTAGTTTTAAAATAAAGGAAATATCATTAATATGCTTTAATATTTCCATTCCTTCACACTTATTTTTTTTTACATTTTTTATCATATAATTTTCTATTTCTACATTTTCAATAAATCTATTAAAAACATATTTTGAATCATCCAAAACATCCATTACTTGTTCTGTCTTGAACACTTTAAATGGTATTTTTAAAAGACCATCTAAGTAATGCCTAGCTTTAGTTCCTGTATCATCCGACTTTGACTTTACTTCTTTTAATTTTATCATTGCCTTTTCTTTGACATTATCATTTACCTTTAATAAACATATTTGTTGTTCTAAAGGTATTTTATTATTAGTGTCTAAATGTAATAATTCATTTGTATACTCAATAGTTTGCTTCATTGCGCCTTTAAATTTTAATTTTATATTCCAAGGTAATGTATTATATAATAAAGATTGTTCATCATTATTTATATTATCCTCTTCTATATTCATTGTGTCATATAATAAGTATGCTAAATATTGATTTTCATTATCATCATAATGTAATAATAATTGTATTATTGTTAATCTTTTTGTTATAAAATCGGATTTCAAGAAATCATTTATAATTTTAGATAAAGTTCTATTCTTTATTAGTTTAATATTATTTAAATAACCTATATACTTTTCATATAGTTCATTAACATTATATATCAAATATTCTTTTAATGATAAACTATCTATATATAAATTAAATCTATCATCTTTAAATGTATCATCGTCTATTATGCTATCAAATATTAATTGATTTTTATTTAAAATAAAACTATTACTCATACAATAAGAAATTAATATATCATCTAAATATCCATATACTATTAAACACTGTTCATTTAATATATCTTGAAATACTATTTTTATTCCATTTAATTTATATTTAATTGAATCTGAAGCAACATCTATTTCATAACAATCTAATGTTAAAGCTTTATCACATAAACGTAAATCTTCCAATATTTGACTTGTTGAATTTTTTGAATTTGATACATAATTACTTTTTTTTGGTAATAATTTATAATAAACAGGTCTAAAAAAATTAGCTAATAATTTATATTTATCATTTTTTGTTAAATTTTTTTCAATATATTCATTTCCTAAAGTAATTTTCAATAAATTTATTAACTTCTTTGTTCCATATTTTTTTACAACCGACGATAATTTATTATTTATTAGTTGTAATTTTATTACACAATCCTCCGAATCACCTTCAAAAACATTTTCATTATGTTTTTTTACCCTAGTTAATTCATCATAAATTGAATTCAATTCATTTATGCATAATGAATTTTCACTAGATGAATGAATATTTAAAGTACGATATTCATTGCATGATATAAACGTATCTATAATAACACTCTCAAAAAAATTTATTTTATTTTTTAAAGCATTATTAAATGAAAATATGGATTCACTTTCCATCATACAATTATAATATATTTTTTTATTTTGAATATATATATGAATATATTCAATCAAGATATTTCAATAGCTATAGCTTTTCTTATTATAAACATTATTGTAATTACATATACATCATTCAAAAACGGAGTACCTACATGTAGTAATTATGTTATGAATGTTTATTTATATTTAGCACTTTTTATTATTATATTTTACTTATTTACAAGGCTACATAATAATATTCTTTTTAATAAAGAAAAACAAAATAGACTGTTAAAAAAGGAAGAATTAAAAAAACCAAATAAATATATGTTTTATTATGCTATTCTTTTAGTATTTTTGCTGTTATTTATAGTTTTTAATCCATATATTTTACCCTTATTCTTTGACCCTAAAAAATACCCTTCTTCTTTCATAATCTCTTCATTTTTATATATTACATTTGTCTTTCTATTATCTGGAATGTCAATTATGTATTTTAAATCTGAACAATATGCAAAATATATTACTGAGGCATTAGGTCTTGTTTTTATTATTTTTATTACTATGTCATATGTTGTCTATACATTTCCATTATTTTTTGAGAATAGTTATAGTTATGTAGTACCTGGATTACTTGTTGCATTACTTGCATCCATTATTTTCTCTATTATTAATTATTTTACAGCTAAATCTAAAGAAAGTTTAATAAATACTGCAAAAATAATTGCTTATTTTGGTATTGTAATATTTTCCATATTTATATCATATGATACATCTAGAGTTTTTCAAAATGAAAAATTATGCAATATGAAAAGAATACCAAACTATCCAAAAGAAAGCTTTGATTTCTTCTTAGATGTATTGAATATATTTCAAAAGATACTATTTATAAGAGGAAATGAATAAAAATTGATATTAATATATATTGATATTACTTATATATATATTATTATGAACATTGAATTAATTAATACTAATAAATATAATAAACTTTGGTACTATGATAAAAAATGCAATTATACAAAATATATTGGAAAAAAAGCATATGTATGTTCTAAATGGGATTATGATAACAATAAATATTTTAACGTTTCAAATTATGGAAAAATTATTGATATTGATGAATTATATGTTTGCTTTCAAAGAAATTCTAACAATAAAATAGAAAGATACATATATTATACACACGAAGAAATAAAATTTATATTTTTAAAAATATATAACAGTCCAATACGAAAAAAATACTACTTAATTAAAAATCATACAGATTTTACTAATGATGAAAAAAAATTCCTAATAAAAGAATTTATATCTGATAACTTTATATCAATATAAAACATATCTATAAAATTGATTTTTAAAATCCTTTTTTATTAAAATAATAACAATAACAATGAATAGTCCATTAATTATTTTTCAAAAATATTTACCTCAAGAACTAATTGATAAGATACATCAATATCTTCCACCGAATGATTTTATATACAAAGCAATAAAGAAATATTTTACTCATTTACGTAAACGTCAACAATTATATATAGAATTCGCGTATAAACAATATATACTTAATCCTTGTTGTGGTCATAAAAAATATAAACCTTGTTTAAATAAAAATAATAATATTCTTTGTAAACAATGCAATTATATGAAAGATAAATGGAAAGGTCGTAATTATTGGATTAGTAGCTTTACAGAAATATTCTATGAAAATTTACAATATAGCAAGGTTGTGTGGCATGGAGTACCTAAACGCAGACTACCTTATCATTTAAAATAAATGTAAAATATTTAGATTTAATATATTTAAATATATTTAAAATAATGAATAGTATATATTTAATGGGAATACCTGCATATTTTTCATATATAATTAAAAATCACAACAAAATTATTCAAACACTCCAAATGAATGTTGATAATCTTTATTTGGATAGTAATTCTATAATATATGATGCTTATAATTCTTTAAAAAAAGATAATATTACAAATATTGAACTTCTTGAAAAAACATTAATTGAAAATACATGTAAAAAAATAGAATCATATATAAAATTAGTTCAACCTAAAAAACGTGTTATTATTGCATTTGATGGAGTAGCACCAGTTGCTAAATTAGAACAACAACGTGTTAGAAGACATAGAACATTATTTATTAAACAAATTAATAATGTATTTGAAAAATCTAATGATATATGGTCTACTTCACTAATTACCCCAGGAACACCATTTATGAATAAACTTAATAATTATTGTAGAACATATTTCAAAAAAGATAATTATATTTATGTATTTGGAAGTGATGAACCCGGTGAAGGAGAACATAAAATTTTTGAATTTATTAGAAATAATAATCACACAAACCAAAACACACTTGTATATGGATTAGATGCTGATTTAATTATGCTTTCACTTAATCATTTACCTATCCATAAAAATATTTATTTATTTAGAGAAACACCTGATTTTATTAGACAACTTGATAGTAGATTAGACCCAAATAAAACTTATACATTAAATATACCTATGCTCGCTGATGCTATTATTAATGAAATTCATTTAACAAATAATAAAGATAAAAATATTATTAATAATCGTATTAGAGATTACATATTTCTATGTTTTTTTTTAGGAAATGATTTTTTACCACATTTTCCAGCTTTAAATATTAGAACTAATGGTATTGAAATATTGCTTGATGTTTATAAAAATACATTGTCTTATCAAGATGAAACTATAATTGATGATAATAAAATAGTTTGGAAAAATCTTAGAAAGATTATTCAAAAATTAGGCGAAGAAGAAGAAAACTATATTGTTAATGAAAATAAAAAACGAGAAAAAAAAGATAATAGATTTATACCTAATAGAACCTGTGAAGAAAAAATGAATAAATTAGATTTAATACCATCGTTATATCGTGAAGATGAAATATATATTAATACTCCTGAAAAAGGTTGGAAATTTAGGTATTATAATCGCTTGTTTGAATTTTCAATTGATAAAGACAGAGAAAAACAAGTATGCATTAATTATTTAGAAGGTCTTGAATGGACTTTTAAATATTATTTAGACACATGCTTTGATTGGAGATGGAAATATAACTATAACTATCCTCCTTTACTTAATGATTTGCATAAATATATTCCATATTTTGATACTGAATTTATACAAAAAAAAATACAAAATCCTGTATCAAGTAATACACAATTAATTTACGTTTTACCGTTTGATAATATTAATATATTAGACAAAGAAATATATAAAAAAATATCTCATAAAATTAATTCATGGTATAATAATAATTATAATTTCACATGGGCTTATTGTAAATATTTTTGGGAATCTCATATTCATTTACCAGAAATAAATATTGATGAAGTTGAAAATATTATAAACAACTAATATATATGGTAAAAAATATAAAAAGAGTGACACCTAACAATTCAACAAATCCTACACCAAGTAATACTCCCTTCACTTCTCCTTTCACTTCACCTAATAGACGTACCAATGTAGTATCTCCTGAATTAAATAATAATAACAGATATACAACACCATTAAGAAATACAGCACCATTAAGATTAACAACACCAAATCCTATGAATAATTCAAGAAGAAGAGAACGCACTCCACCTAGTCCACCAAGTCCACCTAGAAAAAAAACAAGACGAAATACTAATAATACTAATAATACTAATAATTCAAATATAAGAAAACCTCCTTCACGAAGAAAAAGAGGAGGGCTAAATAAAAAAACTCGTAAAAATGCAGTATTATTACCCAAATTAAGAAAGATTGATGATAGTAATAAAAAGTATAAGTACAAATTATCTAATTCTACAACCCTAAGAAAAAGAGCTATTAATGAAGGAATCAGAAGTGAAGTAAAAAAAATGAATAAAACACAAAGACAAGCTGCCGTATCAAAAAAAGGAAGATTTAATATTTTAAGAATTTATAGGAGAAACAATAATAAAGAACAATGTAAGAAAATAACAAAAGATATGCGTTATATTGATAAAAAATATGGACTAAAAAAAACTAGAGATATTTGTGGAGGTACAAAAAATAAACGTAGTGCTAGTGATCAAGAATATTTAAAAGAAAAAAAAGAAAAAGCTATTCACAGACAAAATTTATGCAGAACGTTTGGACTTTATAATAGCCCAGAAAGAGACCCAAGAAACATAATTCCTGCTTGCTATTATAAAAATAACCTACATGGTGTTAAAGAATTCCAAAATAAATTTAAAGAAAATATAGAAAACGAAGGAAATTTTAAAGATGCTCAAGAAGCAGGTTTAACATTTGGAGGAAAAAAATAAAATTATTCTATTTATTTAACTATTTTAGTAAAAATATATTATATTTCAAATAAGTATAATATATATGGACGATTTAAGTGGAAATACTGATGTTAGTAGTAATATTACTATGAATATATCTACAAATAATTCTATAAATAATTCTGTAATTGAAAATAATAGTGCTTCTGATAATAATGATGATGATAATAAAACTATATCAAGTATTGGTTATCAATATCCTGATAAATTATTAAGTGAAAATAATTCAGTAGATGATAAAACAAACTATACATCATCATTAAATGAAAATTATAATATGAAAAATACTCAACATATTGATTATGAAGATAATGATTTGCCTAAAGAATTTCACTTTTTTAAATTTGATTTTCTTACTGCAAAAAGAAACAATACACATGTATTAGTTGAATCTAAAGAATGTAAACGTTTATTAGATTTAAAATATAATGACTTAGTTTCCACAATAAATCGTATTCAAACATCTGTTATATTTACGTCTACAGTATCTGGATTTATGCAAGCTACTAAAACTCAATTTAACTTTGGTGAAATTGTTATTAGTGTAATATCTATTACTATTGCTACATATATTTCATTGGTTCTTTCAATATCCAAATATTATGGTTTAGATGAACTTAAGGAAAGAATACAATTATTAAGAGAAAAATATTCATTATTATTAAATGAAGTTGATTATAATATGGATAAATTAGGACCTTGGTCATTTAAAAAACAATGGAAGACAAGAGACCCTGAAAAAAAATATAATGAATGGACTACTATTTTAGATGATATAAATATTAAATATGATGAAATTATTACAACAAAAAAAGACCTTACCTCAGAATATGAAGATATTATGGATACTAAATCACGTAATCATTATCATATTGAAAATAAAAGACTGAATATTAAAAATAAAGAAAATGTTTATAAATGGCTTTATAAAGAAGATGAATTAGAAAAGAAGATTGCATTGGATAAGCAAAAAAGAGAAAAATATGTTAATATTCATAAACTTGAAATGAACAAAAACTCTATTCAATTAGGAACAGAAGAAATTGATAACTGGTCTCTTACCAGCTGGGATAATGTAGTATAAAAAAATAATTAAATTAAATATCTTAAAACTTCTAATCACTTATAAAACTAATAATACTATCTTCGTCATCTAAACTATTTATACTATCTTCCTCATCACTTTCATTTAAAGTATAATCATCATCATCCATAAAACTATTAATATCTTGTAAACTTTCATCGTTTATAGTTATTTCACTAAACTCATCTTCTGGATAATCTATTTCTGAAAAATCATCATCTAATTCAGTATGTATTTCTGATAAATCATCATCAAATGTTATATCTAAATTGTTAAAATAATTTTCTTCTATTTCTAACAATTTCTTTACTCCTAAACCCCAACATGACCATGCTATACTTGGACTAATATCATCTGGCATTATTGCATCCATCATAATAATATCATTGTGAACTTCTATCATATTATTTTTATGTTGCGGTTTACAATATTTATCAAAATCATGAAAATCTGCAATTATATCAACAATCTCAGGTGGAATAAAAGGCGGCATATTATAATATTAAATACTTTTTATAATATACTTTTTACATTTTTCAAATCAATTTTTTTTAATTTTCATTATAATAAAATTTCGTTCTATTTTCAAAATCCTTCATATCTTTTTGATAATATAAAAAATCATCTCTAAGTGAAGAAGATACGGTATTGATAGTTGAAGAACTCATTACCTCTGGACCCTCATTTTTTACATAAAAGTCCATTTTATTTGAAGGTCTTACAATTGCAATATGTCCACGTATTTCATTATCTTGTTCAACCCCTGCAATTACTAAATAACCATTATTTGCCTTTTTTTGACTCATTAAATATTTTTCATTCAATGACCCATTTATTTCATTCCAACCAGACTTTTTTGCATCATCTGTTTTTAACCATCTCATTTGGTTTGTTGATAAATGATATTGTTTATATTCTGGTGTTCCTATCATTTTTATATTCATTTTTTTACATACTGCAAAAACAAAACAAGAACAGTGTGAAGAAGATACTGTTGTACTTTTTTCTTTCACTCTTTCACCTGTCAAACAATCTACATTATAACCAGGCAACCATTTTGTACTTAAATCCATACTATTTAATACTTTTTCTAATTTTTCTAGTTTTTCATTTTTTTTATTTAATTCAAATAAGTAATATAAGATTATTGATATCATAAAAATAAACCATAATACATAAATATACATTATATATGTATTATAGATATATTATTTGTTCATTAATTGTTCATTAATTATTTTTTAATATTTAAATTATAAAGACCTTTCTGTTTTTTTTTTATTACCTTTGTTTCTACAAAATTTGAGTTTATAAAAGAATATATATCATAGTAATTTAATTTTATTTCATCAACTGCATCATTATTTATACTAAACAAATTACCTATAATATTATTATTATTATCATAAACTAATTCTACTTCTATATTTGAATTAGATGAGTTATATATTTCATAACTACCTGTTTCTAATGTGGTATTACTTAATGTACCAGTCCATCCCTCTAATTCATCATTTTCTATTATTACATTTTGATATAAAGCTGTATCATTTAATGTTTTTATTTGAGTTAAACCAGATGAATCTGATACATAATTATTAAATATGTCTTTTAATTTACTATTACCTTCATTAACTATATTTACAGTATTCCAATCTTTTGTTTTTAATACTTGTTTTAAATTCGCCTGTAAATGAATAAATATATTTTCAGTTGAATTACTCTGTATTCTCATAAAGTATCTTACTGTATCACCATTATTGTATAATTCTATATTGCTTTGAGTGTATATATGATATAAGATATTTTGATTTAATGAATCACTTGATAAGAAATTAACCATTAAAGTATTTGTATCTATTTGGAAATTACTTGTAGGTATATAATCAGCTCTTGTTATTGTTAATGATACTTGCGCAACGTTTGGATCATAAGCTGTTATATTTTTCAAAATGAAAGAATCCATTTTTATAAATGCTGGTAAAGTTATTAATACATATTTTTGTACAAAAAGACCATTTGGTGATTGAATATAAGTTTGAATATCCATCTTACTATTTACTATTGGAATTTCACTTGGATTTGCTATATCATCACTTATTATTGGCATTTCAGGTTCTGGTTCTGGTTCTGGTTCTGGTTCTGGTTCTGGTTCTGGTTGTGGTTCAGGTTCTGGTTCTGGTTCTGGTTGAGGTTCAGGTTCAGGTTCTGGCTCTGGTTCTGGTTCAGGTTCAGGTTGTGGTTCTGGCTCTGGTTCAGGTTCAGATTCAGGTTCAGGTTCAGGTTCAGGTTCAGGTTGAGGTTCTGGTTCTGGTTCTGGTTCTGGTTGAGGTTCTGGTTCTGGTTCTGGTTCTGGTTCTGGTTCTGGTTCTGGTTG